GGCCTGGACGCACTTGCTACGGGCGTGACACTCAGGGCCATACAAATAGTTGCCACTAGCGTGCACCGGCTGAATGATGCGTGGCTTCAACTCCTTTGGCACGCCGCGACGGTAACCGTAAGCGGTTTCACGCTTGATGTGCGCGTATATAGTGGCGTACTTAGGTATGTTATAACCAATGAGCTCACGTCGCCCACGCTCTACGCGGTTACGTTTTCGCACGGGAAACCGCTGAATCCATTCGTCATCAGGTGTGGCGTAATACGTTGCACCGTGAAACAAACGGTTGTGATAGTCGCAGGTCGCCCAATAATCGTCGGTTGGTTGCGTAACGTCGGCTAAGACACGTTTTAATAAGCCCGTCCGCTCATTGTGGTGGCACGACACGCAGCTAGTGGCGTAGTCGCGGCCGATGACATCATAGGCGACATTGAAAATGGTCGGCAAGCCACTGCAGGCGTCGCCCGGAGCCTCATATTTGCTGTAGATGAGGTAATCTTCGACGAGTCGTGCTGCAGGTCGGAGTAAAGGCACAGCGGCAAGCCCGGAACACTGCTCACGCCCAACCACGGGTGGTGGCCTTAACGCCAGACACAGGGTTGCTGTCGGCAGATCAAACTGGCCGATGAACTCATCATAATCCGGCGGTAAGTAATAAGGTTCACGCGTGCGCATCTCCACATTCGCCATCTCATAGGCCTCCTCGGTGGTAACACCGTGCCCGGCGTAGAAATAAAACGCATTGGCATGCTCGCCCGCCATACGCGCGTTGTCGGCGTACGTGCGCCGCTCTAACTCAGCGTCGCATTCTTCTGAGGTGGGTCGCCTCGTGCGGAAGCTGTCAATAAACTGCCGCACGTGCTCGATCATCCAATCCAGGCCATGCAACGCGACGGACGTGCAAGTGTGCCAAGCCCGGATTATGAGCTTGAGCGCGTCAAATGCCGCAGTGTCGGTGTGGTAGCGCGCACAATACGCTGTGAAACCGCCAGTGGCAAGCATAAATACGCCGCGCGCGAAGCCGTCGCACACCGACTTGGCGAGAAAAGCAAGGAAAGTTCCAATAGCGCTGCATAGTATCTGCAGCGCTGGGCCAGCGTGTGAAGCCCGCATAAAGCGCCCGACTGTCTTAGTGACATGTTTGAGCCAGGTCCTGAACCGGCCTTTAGGTAGTGGTTTGTGCCACTTACGGGCGAATGGGTCCGTGGGTAACGAGCTCTTAACATCAGCAGCTTGTGAAAATATGCTGCGTGCGCCGGCTTCTTCTTGCGCGGCGTGCATGAACCCGAGTCCAATCGCCACACTCATCTGCTCAGCTTTTTCGCTGGCAGGCACGTCCATGCTGTTGAGACGGCGGGTGGCAAAGAGATGCGCATCACGGTACGTCTTCTCGTTAAAAGGCAGTGCGCGCACGTACTGCGATATCTCAGCGACCAAGTCCTTAGAGACATGCG